TTTTAGATTTGAAAGAATTAAAGAGGCTAAAATATATTTAAATGGGTTGGATCTTCCAAATGTATCTGTTGCTGATCATAAATACTATAAATATTACATTCCTTTACAAGCACGATTAACATGTCCCGATAAAAACATTTACACTTACTCTTTTTCAATGACACCAATGAATGCTGATCCAACGGGTAATTTAGACTTTTCAAATTTCAATTCGGACAAGACATTCTTAGATGTTAAAATGTTCGGTGGAACATATTCATTAGATGGATACTATACTTCAAATGTTTCAAGGTTAGACGAAACTTACAATTTGTATGTTTATTACACTGGTTTAAAGATGTTTAGCTTTGAAGATGGTTTTATGAGTGAAGCAAGATAAACAATTAAATTGCTTTACATTAAAGATGATGAGAACAGGGTTCGATATGACAGGTCAAAACGACAACCGTGGGGGTGATATTATACAGGGTATGATTAACATTATCCAACCAATTTTTGAACAAGGAATAGTGTTGGCTGCAGAGTATTCTAAAGCTTGTGGTCGGGATGTTATGTTAGATCAAGACATTGAATATGCAATGAGATATTGTATAATGCACCGTGTTGGACAACACAGTGGTTCAATTTTTGGTGAAGAAAACACTTTAAATCTAGAAGAGGGTATGGAAATTGAAGAAGATGAAGATGATGAGATTGAAATAGTCCCAGTTGATGAATTGCCAGCTTTCACTAGATACACGGGAAACAATTCTCAGATTATTCGTATTAACCAAGCATATGATGAATGGAACAATTGGAAACCCGAAAGTCCCGCTCAGGAGATATTAAAAAATGCGTTAGATAATAATGAGTTCGAAATCCGAGATACCTCAACCTGAAGGGTGGAACCTGACAATCAATAAGGACTTTAAATATATAGATGAAGACACTGAGAGTGAGTGTAGTGAGTATTCATTTATAGATGATTTTGTCCCCCCTATTCAGAAGAAGAAAAATTTCAAGAGTGTGATGACTAAGGAAGAATTTCTTCCAGAATAATTATCTTTGTAATTAATATAAAATGTCTGCCGTGTCTACCACCGCGCAAGAAGTTGTTAAGACCGTTGCCTCAGAACTCGAAGTCCAATCCCTCAACGCCGTTGTTGGTGGTTTCGCGTTCGCCGCCGCTCTCTCTTGGATGGACCTTGTTCGATTCCTCGTTCAAGCGATTGTCCGTGTGAAGAGCAACGGTGGTGCCCACTACGCCTTGACTGCGCTACTCACCACAGTGCTTTCAATCGTGGTGTTCTTGGTTGTCCGCACACTCAACAAGGACATCAAGCGTCCAACTCAACCAATCTACGCGGTTACTCGCTAAGTGGTGTTTTGGGTCTAGTTACATAAATAGCAAATATACCAAATATAACAATGATGGCAATGGCAATATACACTTTGTATTTATGCCAATCCCATCTATCAACATCATCAAATTCTGGGATGCTGATTGGTGGAGGTAAAGAAACATCTCTCTTTACTTTTGAAATAATCTTTTCGCGAGAACATTTTATTTTGAATTTGAGACTATAATTTGAATTTCTAAAATCATATGGAACAAGTTTTCCACCACTTGAATAGAAAAACTCAAGTCTTAAATTTTGTAGGGTGCTTTGGACACCCGAATTAAAATCATACTCAACCAAATCATCTGAGTTTATAAATTTAGAGGATTCTCCTTGTTGTAAATGAATTTTACCTGTATAATGTGGATTATTGTAATAAATATCTTTTGAATAAACATCTGAACCACAAGTAAATCTCAACAATACTGCATTTGGACCACTTAAATTTATAGCACCAGATTCAATTGTATTTGCACTAGAAGAAACATCGGAGGCTGAGAAACCCAAAACTTCATGTGGTGTTGTTAATGCATTATTTATATCTGAACCATTTGTTCCTGATTTAAATTTAAAAGTAAATGCAGAAGAACCAGTAAATGTAAGAGAATTTGTATTACTACTGTAAATTACATTTGACACTGGAGTTGCAGATAATGCAGTTTTCAGATCAGAAGCTAGGGTAGTTCCATCTGTATAATTCTTTTCATCAAGGGTTATTGTTGTTCCATTGACATCGAATTGTTTATTTGTTTCACAAATAGTCAGTTGAGGTGTTGGAATGTTTCCTGAAATAAGTGTAATTTTTGAAACATCATATATTTCATTTTCCAAATATATTTCCAAGTTTGATACATCTGGAAATAGATTTGTATTTCTATCACCACTATCTATGTCTAAGATGTAGTCACTCATTAAAATTTAGGGATATAATTTTAATGAATGATTTAATGTAATGTATTTGTAATTTCAATTTACTTGTAAAGGGTATGGGCAAGTGGGTTGTCCGCGAGTTGTCTTTGGGCGATCCCAAGGTCAAGGCGTGGGTTCTTATTACCCTTGTATGGGTTGAGTTGTTGATATTTAGGTTTGACATATTGTTGAGTCCAACCACCACTGACACCCCCAGTTCTACCGTCCATACGGGTATTATCGGAGCGTACAGCTGTAACCATACCATAGGCTTGGAGTGGGTTGCCACGAACATTCATACGACCAGAGTTGGGTTTGCGGTATTCAGCATTGGCACGGCGCTCACTGAGACGAAGACCGTATTGAGCAAGTTCTTCTGGTGTTCTAACTTTGTTACCTGCAGCCTCAACAAGTTTAGAGTTTTCATAAGCACCATAGAAGCTTGTAATACCTGGTTGAATATTATCCATAAATTTGTATTGACCATCGGCAACATCTGATTTGTTTCGGGTTGGACCTTGGGCAACTGTACCGTGGGGAACAAGTCTTTTGGCTGAAGCAAACTCCAAACCATCTGTTCTTGTCCCTGTTTGAGAACGATTTGTTGTTCTTTTTGTTTTTTCGTGTTCTTGTCTGACGGCAACACCATTGAGAGAGCCACCTTGTCCCTGACCACGACCAAACACAGGTGGACGTCTTTCTGGAAGGAAGGAGGTTTTCTCTGGTTTGTTGTGACCAAGTTCTGGTGTAAGCTGACCTCTCCCGCCTGAGACATCTCTGGCTGGACCAGAGCGACCTGGAAGGGTTGTGAGACGGTAGGCACCAACATTTTCTGGCATAGCACGAAACATTTGTTGGAAACCACCAACAGCTGGAACTGAAGAATCGACACCTAAACCTGGACCAACTTTTTGTTGTGGGACAGGGGAAAGGTTATTGTGAACCTGTAAATCAGATACAAAACGGTCTTTCATATCCATAACTTCACTACCGCTACTTCTTTCTTGTTTAGCAACGTCGGCGAAAACTGGCATTTCTTCGCCACTTACGAGGGCTCTTTCTTCACTGTTTATTGTAAAATCAGTGTTGAGATTAGCTTCAGTTTCAGGTTGTGAATATTGAACGGTTTCAACAGGGGCAGTAGAAACTGGTGTTCCTGTAACTACTGGTCGTCTATTGTTGACGGGTTGTTCAGACAATTTTTTACCTGTATAAACTAATCCCAATAACGCCAAAACGGAGACTGGATCTGCCATTTATTAGTTGTTGATATTTTTATTATATCGCATATCAAACAAGTCATTCTGGAGTTCCGCTCGGGAGCTTCGGGGTTCATATAAACTGGGAAGAGGAGGAGTTGGCATTGAGTTGTCAATTGGGAAAATTTGTTTTTCATAATTGTTTGTGACAATTTTACCAAAACGAGTGGTAGATTGTGGACGAAGTTCATCGCTCACATCAATGTAGGCGGCTGGGGAACCCTTACCAGCCATAAAAGGGGCTGTGCCATACAACATTGTGTTTGGACGGGAGCTGTAATCACCATAGTTCTTGCTAGTTGATTCTGGGTAAGTGAAAACAGTTTCTGTAGCTCCCCTGGTTGGGACGGCATTGTCTTCAAGACGTTGCATGTCAGGTTGCAACTGAAATGACATTATTACTATTTACTAAGATTTAATTACGCTTATTACCAGCCCAATCCAAACCTCGGAATTGTTCAAGTTGAGCACCCCGAGCATCTGGGCTACACACGGTACCATCACTCTTACACATGGGTCTAAATTTTGGTCCATACAACCATTCGGCGAAACCTGTTTGGTCACCTGGGATTGTTGTCACGGGGGAGGGAACAAATTGTCTTGCCGCGGCAGCCCTCTGCTGAGCTGGAAGTGGGGATCTTGAACGACCAGCGTCAAAAGGCAATGTGTCATCCAATGCTTGTTTAATCAATGGTGAAACACTTTCCGCATAACAAGCAGGTGGTCTGTTAGGGTTGGCATAGTCAGACATCAACACATTACCCATGGGGTTGTCATAGGTTGGGAGCTGACAGTTCCCACGTGCTTGGTCGTCTGAGTTAGTTGGTCTAATCAAGTTTTCTTTTATCATTTTTGACTTATACATTATATAGAGGATAGCAAGCATCATAATTCCCAATACAAAAATTCTAATATCTCGTCTAAGTAAATATATCAAGCATACCGCATACACAATAAATCGTGATGTGGCATTCACTCGTTGTTCTGATGTCTGAGAGGCAGTAGGCCAAAAGCTGAGAACTCTATTGACATCAAAAAATATAGCTGGATTATCAAACCAAGTTTGTTCTTGGGGTGGAACCTCCATTTATTATATTATAGTTATTTATTTTTTCATCATTCCACCAAACAAACTCCCCATACTTTTTACCATTTGTTCCAAGGTTTCTGGGTCAATGTCATTCATCATCTTCTTGATGTCATCTCCATTGACTTGGTTCATCATTTGTGAAATATCACCAGTGTCTAGACCACCCAACATATTGGTTACATCTGGGCTAGACATCATTTTAGACACATCGCCAGCCTGTAAATTCTTGACAGCATTCATCATATCACCAGCTTGGTTTCCAACCTCGGTGCAAATTTTAAATGCCATTTCATGAAGACACAAAAGGTATTCCCAAACAGCCTTTTGGGTTCCTGACTTCGCACTACCCCAAAGGGAATCAATTTTAATATGTTTCAACACCTCGATCTTTGAGATGTCCTCAAGAATAAAGCTTTCGTCTTTGT